TCAATGATGGCAATGAACCCTGCTTGGTGATCGATGGATTCCACATAATGGTGTTGGGCACATGATACACATGATAAAACAGATATTGATTTGGCCCTACACGTGGTACAAACGCAATCAACAGTTTAATCGGAAATTAGCGGAACTGCGAAGCAGGGATCCTTTCAACGACGCGGACGAATAATGAAGAGATTGAGCATACAGCAGAGGTTACAGAGATTGGAAGACAAGATCAACCTGTTGATGAACAATCACCTATCACACCTGGATGGCAGGATCCGACGCAACGAATGGTTGCTATACACAATATTATTTTTCCTACTGGGCATCAGTTGGAAGATGATGACCTAGGCACATCCCACATCCTCCTACATCGGCCACAACTGGCCCTCCACCTACCACCTATCCGGGTGATCGTTTTGTGTGATCCACATTCAAGGTTGGGTTTAAGGCAATAGGGCTGTTTTGACTGTGTGAGTTCAAACCTACAGGTGTGTATTTGGCCATCACAGGCCGCGCTGTCGGGCATGCGGCCACGCGTGTTCTTGCCAGTGGTCTTGCTGACGTGTTTGCGATGTCGTTCACATCGGTACTGTCCCAAGTGTTTGATCAGTCTGTCTAGGTGTTTCATTAGGAGCGTTCCTGGTCTATTGGTTATTGGCACACAATCAGACAGACCAGGAACAGGATCACTTAAAATGTCATGAAAAGCAATCCATTGTTATTTACTATCACTGTGTTTCTGGGTGATGTTTCTTGAGTGTTAGAGGACCGACTGTGTCAGTCCAAGAACTCGCTGTGCTCGTTCTTCTTCTTCTTCTGTTGCCTCTGGCCACAAGAGCACTTTTAGTAAAAACTAAAAAAATACTCTGCGAGCACTCACTACATCCAACCATTTAAATGTAAAGGGTATTCCATATCTTACATCCCGCTTGCGCGTGTCCGACTTCCGTCATCACAGTCCATAGGTGAGTCGTATGTGCCTTTTAGACATAGACTGTGAAGCCTGACCAGAGAGTGTCCAACTCCAGTCAGCATAACTGCCCATTTGTTTTATTTGTCCTGGCCTAACAAAGTTGTCTACACAGCAATAAGACACGCAATTTAAGGGTGCGTTCAACTTCTATTTTTATTGTGCTGTCAGCGATGTAGTTTGATGTTTTTGCCTATGTGTGCCTATGTGTGTGCGTCTAATGGTGCCTGATACACAACTACTTATGCTGATCCAAAAAGAACGGTTGTTTTTTTGGTTCGAGATAAGTATAATAACAAACAACAAAGAAAGGCACACAACATGAGCATAACAATCAAGTACAAAGACATCGTAAAAAAAGGTGTTGGCAACAACGAATACTACGAACAATCACCGGCAGAAAGACAGAAGTTGGTGGATCACCTCAACGAGATAGTGTATCTCAACATCTACAGGACCGAGGACTTCCAGGACATCAAGGACTGGAAAAAGTTCAATGAGGAAATGATCGAACCAGTGGCATGGGCAAACAGCACCAAGCACAACTGGAAGCCCAGCGTCAGGGACATGCTGGCACAGTGCGTGGCCACAGGGGCCAACAACTACAACGGATCAAGTGCGCGTTTCAGCAAGAGACAGATAGAAAACTTCAACAGATGCTGTAGCATCATAGCCAAGATATGGAACACCTATTGTTCACAAAAGATCACGGCCAGTGAACTACAGGTCAAGATGGAACTACAGGATGAGGCACAGGATCCATTGGCACATCTTAAAAAGTTCATAGAACCAACATCAAAGGACCACTCAAATGGACAGGCAAAAGTATAATCAAGAGGTCAACATGTATGTGAGATCATTGATCGAGACACAACAACAACAGGAGATATATGAAAGAAGAAAACGCAAAGAAGAAGAACAACAAGCAAAAAACAACAAGGCCAACAAACAAGGCAGAGCAGACAAAATTGAGGAGACTGCTGAACGAACTACACGAGGATGAAGTCAAGGACAGATACAAGAACAGCGACAGCAGACAACGGGCAGAGGACATACTGAACTTGATCAGATCCAGACAGGCAGAGACAGCCAAGATGGGTGCCGAAAAATTCCTCAACAAGTTTTTTGAATACATAATCAAGCGAATTTAACGTGTTCGTCTTAAATAGCAGTGTAATCTTTTATTGCCATTTAAGACTACAAACGATTTGGTGTGTCACTCCTTTGTCAAGTACTACACACGGCACACCAAATCACCCCATTCTAACAACCACCCCCGATAAATAAAAACACTTAAGGCAGACTTAAGGCATATCAGGTGCCCCTGGCAGTTCGTCATGGTTCGGTCAGGGTGCCTAAAACTGAAATATAACCGAACAAAAAAGGAAAAAACAATGAAACAATCATTATCAGACAAAGAACTAGCAATCATAGCCAACATCATAGACGTTGCCACACAGAGGGGCATATTCCGTGCCGCTGACATGACGGTGGTGGGAGAACTGTTCAACAAGATCACATCAATGTTACCAAAGCCAGAGGCCAAGACCGATGAGCAAAAATAGGGTTGAGCAGGAGTGGCTCAAGATCCTAAAAGGTTTCGCTGACGGTTACTGGAAAAAGGAACTGGAAGAAGCACACGATCTATTTGACCACCCCTATCCTGACAAGTCCGACAAGGACTACGTCAAGAGAACAACATTTCTAGACAATGGTAAACGTGCCAAATTGATGTTGCTGAAATACTTGGCACAGGCCAGCAGTGGTGCGGTCCATCCCACCGGTGCTAACACTTCTGAAGAGAAGAAGGAAGCGGCAAAGTTGATTGACATGGCAACCAAAAGGCTTGAAAAGAAAAATGATTAATGTCCAAACTGCCATTCAAAGTCTTCCTAGATACACTCAACATCATAGGTAATCAAGAAACACCACCCGTACACCAGGAGATATGCGATTGGTTGGAATCCACTGATCACTTGCCCAGGAGGGGACTACAGATGTTCCGTCATGGTGGCAAGAGTTATCTCATAGGTGCCTACGTTTGTTGGAAACTGTTGAATGATCCCAACTGGAGTTGCCTGCTGATATCTGCCAAACGAAATCTAGCACTGCGTAACAGTCTGTTCATCAGGAACATGATCGAAACACATCCTATGCTACAGGACATGAAGAGTGATTTATATCAGTGGAAGGCAGAAACTTTCACTGTCGACAGGCCAATAATGAGCCTTAACCCTTCCGTCACTGTGAGTTCGTTAGGAGCCAGTTTTACTGGATTTCATGCCTCGATGGTGATTGCGGATGACATCGAAACGAGTGATAACGTGATAACAGGTGATCAGAGGCAAAGGATAAAAGAACGTGTGAGTGAATTTGGAAAACTGTCAAATCAGATCCTGATGGTGGGCACACCACACCACGAGGAAACCATATATGATCATTTGGAAGGTGTTGGATATGAATTCAAGAGGATACCTGTGATCAGGAAACGTGACAAACGCTTGCCAGACAGCACCATCGAACAGGAGGAATACCTAGCATGGCCGGATCACCCAGAGAAAATGTTCACATACCAGTGGTTGGAACAACAGAGACGTGAGACCACCACGGGAGATTTCAACTCACAGTACATGCTGATACCAGAATCAACTTACCAACCATTGGTACAATTGGAGAACATCAAATTCTACAGGGATGAACTGGAGTGGAATCAAGTGGCACAGCCGTTTGGCAATCACATCACCACCTGTAAATTGGGCAGGCACAACATAGAAAGGATCTGTTCATACTGGGATCCAGCACAGGGATTGAGTGGTAGGGATAATTCAGTTTTATCAATATGTGCCAGGGACACCGAGGGCAACACCTTCGTTCATGATGTCAAAGTGCTATCAGCAGTTGATGAGTCAACCAAGGATTTCACGGGACAGTGTCGCGAGATCATTAGGACCTGTGCGTTCCACAAGATATCACACGTGTATGTGGAGGAGAACTTTTCAGCAACGTTGGCAAATGAATTGCGTAGGGTGGCACGTGAGATGAAGGTCATGGTACAAGTGGTGGCTGAATTTAGATCCAAGAACAAGATGGTTTTCATAGCACAGACGCTTGAGCCGATCATAAAGATTGGCAGGATGTATGTTCATGAGAGGGTCAAAGAAAACAGTCCGTTCATGGATGAATTACAGGCATTCCCGCAACCGCGTGTACACGATGACTGTATTGATGCCACTAGTGGTGCTATATCACACCTTCCAAATCTAGCCGTAGATGTTTCGAAAGTTGCCAAGGTTTTCAACCCCTTACAACGTTCAGGAAGCAGTTTCAAAATCAACTGATCCGATAAATAATTCGAATGACAAGATTATTTATATAATAACACACGCGCGAAAGGTTATCATATAAAAAAACACACGCACACGCGAAAAGGATTTGGAAATGAAGATATATTCAAAATTAGTTTGGGACAAGGATTTCAATATAATCGAGGAAATGAGTTCGGAGTACAAAGGACCAGTGGCCATGATGATGTGTTCATCTCCACCTCCTCCACCACCTCCTCCACCACCACCACCACCACCAGCACCTGCTCCGGCACCGGTTGCCACTAGAGCAAGAAGCACAGGACAGAGAAGGACTGCGGCACAACGTGGTAGGGGTGTTTTGATTGAATCTAAATCACCATTGGGAATCCAGGACGAGGAACTGGGTGCGGCTCCACAGAGACAGAGTTTATTACAACCAACAATTAGGACAGCACAGAACGTGCTTCGATTACTGGGAGGTGGCTACTAATGTGTATACCTAAAGCACCAAGCATGCCAAGTGCCGAAGAACAGGCAAAGCAACAATTAGAGATCCAAAGACAACTACAGGCAGACGCAGATTCCAGAGCGGCAGAACAACTGGCCGATGAGAGGAAAGCGGCTTCGGTGGCACAACAGAGATCAAGAAGGGGAAGAAGAGGTAGATCAAGTTTGATCACACCAAGGTCTGGAGGACTTCTAGGTTTTGAAGTTCCTCAAGGAACACAGGCAGGCACATTGATGCCAACTGGTGTTGGTTTTGGTAGTCTATCTAATCAATAGTAAATGAAAGATTACATCGCAAAGGCCTACAAACTGGCCAAACAAGAAAGAGACAAGCACGAGTCAGAGATATCAGAAGCCTATCTCTACACCAGGCCCAACAGGGACATATTCAGGAAAGACACGAACACAACAGACAGGACCAAAATATTTGATTCAACGGCACCAGATGGTGTTCAGACGTTGGTATCCACTATTCTAAATCTGTTGATTCCGCAAAACCAACAATGGGCCACACTGTCCGTGCGAGAAGATTTGAAGGAGAGGGTGGCTACAGATGTCAAGAAAGGTCTTGACGTTGCCAACCGAACTGTTTTCAAGACAATAAAAGATTCCAACTTCTACATAGCGGCATCAGAAGCACTGACGGATGCTGTGATCTCGGGTGTTGGATGTATTGGAATGTACGAAGAGACAAACATCGATTTCGTGGCAGTGCCAAGTTATCAACTGTATTTCCTAGACGACCATCAGAACAAGATTGAAACTGTTTTCAGAGAACATGAATTACCAGGCACATACCTTTTAGAGAATTTCAAAGACAACCTACCAGAGACAGTGGCCAAGGAATGTATGAAGGATCCATACAAGACGCACAAGGTTCTAGAGAGTTGTTTTAGATATCCCAACGATAAGGAATACACATACACTGTACAAGTGGGCAAGGAGATGGAGATAATCCAGAAGAAGACCATGCCAGTACAGATGTTCACAGTTTTCAGGTTTGGTAAGACTATAGGTGATATGTGGGGAACTAGCCCGGTAAGGGAAG